TTAAAAACAAAATAAATTATGTCAGTATTATCAACACCAGGATTTGATTTGCAGCCAAGTGCTCAGAAACAAGTCCTTGCAACAAACTACATAACTAACTTTGATTTCTTGACTCAGTATTTACCAGATACATATGAAAAGGAATTTGAGCGTTATGGAAATAGAACTATCGCATCTTTCCTAAGAATGGTAGGTGCAGAAATGCCTATGACGTCCGATCAGGTCATTTGGTCTGAGCAAAACAGATTACATATCGCTTATGATGACTGTGCTATTGGTAATGGTGTCGGTGTAAATACCGTAACTATTCCAACAATTGGTTCAGGTCTTGGTAACGCTAATGCTGAAATTAAAAACGTAGTTTCTCCTAAGAGTACTATTGTTATTATGGATGACTTAGGTGCTGAAATCAAAGCGTTTGTAGTTGATAGTAATACTAATACAGGTGTATTAAACGTATTGCCTTACACAGCTGCTGATTTACAATCAATCGCTGCTACAGCTAAGATTTTCGTTTATGGATCTGACGTACAAAAAGGTCAATCAGTAGCT